TGCCGCTGTCTCAGGGGCAGAGGCGTCATGCATCTGCAGGGCAGCGAGGGTCAGGGCCAGTGTGCCGATGATGACGTTATTGACGCTCACGCTCTACCTCCCTCTGCATAATCTCGGAGCGCAGAAGCGTGGCCTTGATCAGCATCTTGATGATGGCCTCAAGCGATGCGGGCACGTTTTCGTAAGGCGTAACCTCAGCCACGTACTCGCTCAGTACCTGAGACAGCGCGGTGATGTTCTGTGCCGCATCCCCTGGCTTGGCGGGGTTAAGCGGCAGGAGGCAGGAGCGGATATCCTCAGTGAGGATGTGCTGCTTCGTTTTGCAATAAGTCATCTGCTTTCTCCCATGTTGTGCAGCATGCGCCAGAATTGACGCAGTGCTTGCTTGGTCTTGCCCTCGATCAGAGGGTGAAGGCGTCCACGCCATCCGCGGACGAAAACAATCTGCAGGGCGTTTTGATTTGCGTAGATCACGTAGACCTTGCCGCGGACGTGGAACCGCCCCTTGATGACGGGACCAGCGACACTGTCAGGGTCAGGATCGAACCAGACGGGCATCTGGCGAAGCTTTCGGTTTGGCATTCTGTCACTCTCCCGCACTGGGTTCTTCACAGAACACGCCGCAATCGAATTGCATTTCCATCTGCCCTTCAGCATGCGAGCGAGGAAGCTCATCTAGATAGATCCGCTCTCCGCGGTAGCGCGTGAGCATTGCACCCAAGCGGCGCGATTGCTTTGCGCGTGCTGCGAAAACGTCCGGGAAGGTGCGCCTCACAAGGTTCCAATACGCGGGGCTTGTCGCCTTCACGCAGCCGATGCAGTTGGCATTCGGGTAGCCCAGGGCGTAGATAGCGGGCAGCGCAATGCCAGCAGCGCGCACCATTTCTTTGCAATCGGCTTTGGTCAGCCCGGCGTCAATGAGAACAGGCAGCACGTTGCTGCGTTCTGTCAGGGTGAAGCGCTCGTGGCGCTTCTTTTCTTCCGCCGTGAACCCCAGCACATGCCAAGCCGGGTTGTTCTCACGCTCCCACTGGTAGCGCGCCTCTTTCTTCAATTCGACAGTGCACGGCGCACCGCGCGGACCTGACATGAACTTGCGCTTGTCCCACACTGTCACGGCAGAACAGTCTTGGTATTTGCTGTTGATCGCAGTTTCTATCTCGACACCCAGCCACTGCTGAACGTCCATCAAGAAGCGGCGATTGTCTTGGTGTTCCTCGACCACCGGAGAATTGACCACGCGCACCCTGGCCGCGCCGTACTTGTCAATGGTCAGTTTGGCGGCGGCGGCGGATGCTGCCCCGCACGAAAACCATACAGCGATCATGCCATGCGCCGCATCAGTTGCGGTTTCGCATGCATCAGGACGCAGTGCTGCCTTTTCCGCCATGTCACTCGCTCCCCATGTAAGAACTAATCAGGCTTTCGAGGTGGCTGGTATCTGCGAGGCTGTCGTACCAATCGATCCCGTCGATATGCATCGACCAGCCATCCAGTGACGCGGTGAGATAGCCACCGCTTGGATTCTGTCTGTGGGTTACAGACAGGTATCCGTTCAACCGTGAAGACCAGAACGTGACACTGTAATCACGTGCTGTGCCTATGCTGACAGGCTGCCCTGCCAGTTCTCTGATAATCTCTTCGAGCATCCTTTTTCCCTTCTCTCTTGTTGTCGCCATAATATGCATTACTGCATATGATGCACCATGCCAAATTGTCGCAGTTTCCTGGCCGTGGCCTCACAATCCGAATGATCGCTTCAGCCGCCGCGCCTGATCGAATGTCATGCGCGCCTCTTTGTATAGCGCCACCTCAGCCACGAATGTCTCATGAGGCAGATGGTTGAGCGTGTGGTACTGCAATCGCATCCATGCCTCGACGGCTGCGGCATCGATCGACGGATCGATCTGGCGGATTACGTTTTGATAGTACATGGCTGCTCCCCTATGCGTGCTTGTAAACTGCGGACCACTGATCAGCCATTGCATCCGCAATCCCTTGGTAGGTTTTGCTGCGAAGCTTCCAGCGATCAGGCGAGGGCGGCAGACTGTGGCAATACCCCTTGCGCCCTTCCACGATGTTGGTCGGCGCAAGCTTGGGCAAACCATTGAGCCATAGGCATGTGGCCTTCGTCTCCCCGTGGCCGAATTGCCAAGGCTGAATTATTTGATCATAGCGGCGGCCGATACGCTCGAGCGCGTAGCGATGCGGGATAGGGTTTTCGATGCACTTGAGCGGGATGCGAGCGTGCAGGAAAGCGTTAAACAGGTCGCACGCCTCCCTCAGTTCATCCCATAGGTTCCTCTCGTGAAGCCACCTCACGCCGCTATTCGTGAGGCGCGTGCATGGTGGGTGTGCGATCAGCATGTCCCACCCATCGCGCAGAATATCCCTAGCATCACCCTGCAGATGAAAGAGTGATCCGTCATCTGCTGGCAGCAGGTCGCATGACCACGCCTCATGTCCCTTTGCCCTGAATGCCTCGCGGACTGTGCCGCTACTCTCACAAGCTACCAATACTCTCATGGCTTTATCCCTTCGTGTTATATGCGTTACTGCATTAATTGGGACGCACGAATCCGAGCGTGTCGCGCTTTGCCTTGCCCTTGGCATACAAGCCAACAATCACGCCTCGCGGATCTAGGAACCGCAGATCGCTATCATCGCCGGAAACAACCTCTCGCGTTGTTCCCGCTATCGCATAGGTCTGCGGCAAAGCCTTGTCGCGATAGACCACTGCGACATTGCCGCCAGCAGCGAGAACGGACGCAGCGTGTGCATCGTTATCCTCTGCGAGGCTAAAGGTGAGGTGATAGTTCGAGGGAACGCCCTTGCGGTTCGCAAGCTTGGTGTAGTCGTAGAATTGCACGGCGGGAAACTCTGCCATGATATTTTCAAGGCCATTGCACGGGATACGCTCCCAGCGAATATCAGACGTGCCATTGAGGCGAACGCATGGGATAAGCCCTGCCTTCTTGGCCTTGTTCACGAATGCGTAAACCTCAGTGACAAGTTGCGCCATGAAGGCTTCACGGTCTGTGAAAAACCATTTCGTGCGAGCAATGCGTGCCTTCTGGATTGCGTTATCAGGGAGCGAACCCTCTGCACTCTCGAACGTCGCATTGCCCGCAGCGATACCGCCCCTGCCCGCGGTATTGAGGCAAGCCGCTTTGCATCCCTTCGTGGCCATAGGGCAAACATTCCACCCAGAGGTTGATGCAGGGGCAAGGTGCAACACGGCTGTGATGTAGCCTTGCGCTTGGCCTTTGAGCGTTTTCGGATTGCCTATCGTTAGAAGCTTCATGGCTTGTTTCCCTTCGTGTGATGCATGCAGTACTGCATGCGTTAGTGCACTAGTGCACATGGCTAGCCACAGTGTGGTGTGGCTAGATAGTGGACTAGTATCCCTTGGATATGAGATACGCGGCGGCGGTAAGCAGGGCATAGCGCGCACTGAGTGCATCGCTTATTGGGTAGGCGTTGTTGTCGCGGGTAACGTGGCCGAAGATCCAATTGGGTGCGGATGCGTCCAGCGTGTGCGACTCGCACCATATGGCGAGCCACACGGCATAGTGCGTGCCTGCAACATCCAGCATATACGCATCCGATGGTCCCGGACGCACTTCGAGGGGCAGTGACGCATTGAGGTATGCGTGCACCTTTTCGATTGCCATGGAAAGATCTGCGACGACAAAGGTGCGGAGGCAGTCAAACGCCTCTTCGGCGTTGTTCGACACGTCAACGCCAAGACGCAACCTATAGCCTTCATTGCAGGGTGAGATTGATGCGGTAAGGTCGCTAATATCAGCGTACCACGCGGTTTCCTCTCCTGTGCTAGCATCGGTACAAAGCCGAAAGAAGGCTGTATCCAGTGTGCAAATGGTTGTGAAATCAGCATCTGTGAACGTCATAGCGTTTCCCTTCGTGAATGTGTGGCGATACTGCGCACAATGCGCTGCCGGGTTCAATCCGGTACTGCATGCCCGATTAGCAGAAAATCATGCGACCGGATGACGCAGCAAAAGCAAAAACGCACCAAATCACACACAAGCACAGAAAAGATGCGCCTTGCCCTTCCGTGTTCTCATGCGGCGCACCCTGCCCCTATAACCCGCCCCTATAACCCGCCGTCACTATGCCCTGCAGGGCGGCTGTATAGATCATTAGTCTATTGCGCTTGGCGGGATGCTGCGGATCACACGGCATAGCGTGGCGAATCGTGTGGCGATTGCCGCAATCCGGCAGGACTGGCAGCCGATTGCCGGCAGGGCCATCTCCCCCTGGCCGGCCTCCTACCGTGCGCCAGGCTGGTCCCCCACGGGGGGCGCGCACACAGGGCGTAGTCGAGTACCCCTCTCAGATTTTTGTGCCAAAATACCCGATACCCTCCCAGAAGGCCACAGAAGGCCATGCAGCCAATCTGCCCTCTTTCCGCTACCTCGACATCCCCAACCCCCTACACCCCGCTGTACGGGCTTCTAATCGAACCAGAGAGGCCTGCTATCCCTTATCGCATCATTCCCTGCTGCAGGTTCCATACGATATCGGGTAATAACCCCTACTTGTCATGGGGGTAAATAACCCTACTTTCCGCCTGGACCGTGTTTGGAACAAACCCACCGGATACATATTGATTGGTACTGTGGGGGTCTGAGGGACTGTGAGGGGGTCTGAGGGGTGGTGAGAGGGGTAAGTACTGTAGTGCATGATATAGATGGTTAATGAGGGGATACAGAGGCCCCTGTGCCCTAACAGAGGCCCCTGTGAGGTTGGTGTGTGGTAGTGAGGGGTGGTGAGACATACAACTACAACAACAGGAGAGACATTAGGACTTACACCATCTCCTTACCTTGTAGGGGGGAAGAGGCCTACCTTCCCTCTTGTCCTGCTTGATGCACTCCCTGACATAATCCTTGGCCATGTGCAGCATATTCCTAGAGACACTGACACCCTCCAGCCTCATGATTGAGGTAGCGAACTGCTCTGCCTCATATTCCTGCTTCCAGAGAGGCTCGTTGTAACCTGGGCTACAGTGACCAAGGAACAGGTGGGCACACTCATGCAGGTAGACGAACAGGGCGTCCCTTGTAGTGGGTCTTGGAACATATATCTCCCTGGTCCCATCTGCATGAATGACTGCATGAGCGGGGATGATCTCCTTCCCCCTCCTGAACCTTACCCTGCACTTACCCGGCTTGTACCTCTTGGCTATCTGCATGTACCTCTTGGCTGTCATTTGACACTGGCCCACACCACTGGCCTCGGCTTCCTGCCTATGGCCGTCTCCATGAAGGCATCCAGATCCTTCTGAAGGAGGGCCTCCCTGTGGTCTTCCTCTGCTCGTGTCTGATCAACCTGAAGGTACTTGGTCCAGTAGCTGACAGCACCAGCCACAGCATCGATGCGGTCATCATGCCTTAAGGCACCACGATCCTTGGTGATGCGGGATATCTGGTACATAAGCTGGTAGTCACGATCGTCAGCCAGTTCAGCCTTGATGCCCTCCATAGCCACCACAAGCCTGTGCTGGTTGAGGACGGGTTCAAGGTTACTGATGATCCTGAGTTCCTTCTGCATACCCCCGACCTTCACGTCTTCAAGGTGCAGGGGGTAGATCCTGTTCATGTGAGGCTTGAGCAACTGGGTGAACATGCCATCACCGAAGTTTGCCTCGATCTGGCAGTGGTTCACCCTCTGGGTTCTGGCTATCTCACACAGCCTGATGAGGTTCTGGTCCGTGTAACCACCCTGCAATCCTCCCCAGCAAGTGAGATACAGGTTGCCGGCCAGCAGCTTGACCACTGCGTAGGCCAGTTCGTCCCCACCCTTTCCTGATGGATCGATGTACATCAGGGAGCCTTGGAATGGCTGGAAGGTCTCGGAGACTCTCATTGGACCTACGTAGTAATCACCACGCAGTCCAACCGATGCCAGGTGCTCTACGAGTTTCCTCTGGTCTGGTCCCGATGCCCATTGGTAACTTATAGGTGCCTGTGTCCACGTTGAGACACCTGACATCACCACAAGATCGTTGAGCTTCAGGGGGTACTTGTTGGCATCTGAGAGGCTTGTGTCGAGCATGAACTGCAAGGCAAAGCCTGACCTGCCATAGGACAGTTCGCGCTCCAGCAGGTCAGTGTCGCTGAATCTCTTGGGGTCAGTGGTCTTGCCGATAAGCCGCTGTGTCTTCTCAACAGCGGTGGCAATCCGCGGGGCCAGCCTGTCGCCATAGATATCCTGCATTCTCTTGTCGGGGTATCTGGCGGGCCATATGCGCGTCTCGTAGCCTCTTTCCTGAAGGCGGGAGTAGATCGTCTCTTCTGTCTGCGGTGTACCCAGATAGGTGATAATGCCGTTGGGCTTGAGGATGGCGTCGAACTCCTTGATGAGTTCAGCCAGCTTGTCACGCATGTCCGGGGTTGCAGAGTTGTTTGGCACCTCGATGTCATCGGCGATGATCTCGTCAGCACGACTACCGGATAGCTGTCCAGTGATACCTGCACTCTTGACGCTTGGGGCGTGGTCAGGCAGGGCTGGACCGACATCAAAGCTGATTTTTGAATCTCTCTGCCCGTCCTGCGGCTTCAGGGCATGCAGTTCAGGCATCAGATCGATAAGCTGCCTTGTGAAGGTGGTGAAGTCATCGGCACGCTGCTTGCTGGCCGAGACCACGAAGATGTTGACCTGCGGGTCCATCCCCAGCCTCCAGCAGACATAGGCAGAGGTAATCCACGACTTGCCTACACCGCGGAAGGCCTTAATGACGCGACGGCGTGGGCCAGCCTGAAGGTAGTCCGCTATGTCATACTGGATGTCGGTGGGAGGCGGGAGGTTGAGATACTCCCACGCGAGGAATAGGAAGTTCCTGAAGTCATGCAGTTCAGTAGGTAAAACGCTCATGCGTTACCCCTTTGCGAAGGGCAGTACCTTTCCTGCCAGCGTAGCTATGGCCGGCTTCTTTGAAGCTGACGCGCTGATCCCGTTCTGCTGAAGGAACTTCAGTGCGTTGCTGATGTCGGCGGCACTCGCCTCTCCAGAGTTTATGCGCCCCAGGAGGTCATTGAGTGTCGCATCGAACAGTGCATCAAGGAGGTTATCCCTGTTGTTCATAGGCATCTCCTTACAGCCGAGACAAGCAGCCTTGTCCTGGCGTCGTTTTCGTTCTTGTCCCTGATTACCTTCAGGTAGTCCTCAAATACTTCGGGCAGAGGGGTGTCCCTGACAGGCAGTTGTGACGTTGGGATTGGTTCCTGCAGCAGATCACTTGGAACCGACAGCAGACATGCCTGAGTATGAACTGGCGATGTCGTTCCGCATCCCGATAGCAGCAGCAGGAACATCGCAGTTCCGACTGTTCGGTACATACCTGACTACCTTCTTGATCGTGTTTTGATAGAGGACTGTGGTTTTTGCTTCTTCCTGACGGAAAAGCGCACTGCTTTGCAGGTTCTGCAGCATCAGGTTTCTTGATTGCATACCCTGAAGCCGGCGATCATCTTCCAGAGCCTGAAGTGCCGCCTTGTACTCCGCAAGCCTTGCCGCATCATTCCGCCACTCGGCCACCTTGTATCCGGCAAGGAAGATGGCCGCTGAGGTGAGGAGCAGTGCCCCCCACCTCAAGCTGACCCACGACATCAATCCGTGCCGAATAGCTTCTCATCAACGCCCTTCTTGAAGTCGTTGATGGCAGCACGGAGAGACGCGGCTTGCGCTGACAGGCCGATCAGCGCGGCCCCACCAGCCAGGTCCCACGTAAAGAACGTGTAGGCGATGGCGAGCAGAACTGTTGCACCCGCGGATACGTAGGTGCGGTAGCCTTTAATAGCGGCGAGTGTATTGTAAATGATTTCCATTATTTCCTCATTTCATCGAGTTTATGTTCAATTCGCATAAGCTGCTCGCGCATATCGGCAGTGACCTCCCTGTGTGAGGTGTACTGCTCGCGAAGGACTGCCAGCGATGTCGGGATTTCCTGCCTCCTGATGTCCTCAAGCTGCAGGGAGTGATGTGCCACTGTGTGTGTCAGTCGTGCCAGTTGCCACGTCAGGTAGGCAAACTGGGTGACAACGAACAACCCGAGAGTGACCACGGCGGGAGAAAGCCATTCCATTCTGAAGTGCTCTATGTGTATGTGAAGATGATGCGGCCAGCCGCACCAGCGCCAGAGTTCATCGGGGTTGTGTTATCGCCACCGCCGCCTCCACCTCCTGGCTGGATTCCGTTTGTTCCCTGAGATCCGCCAGTGCCTCCTATGAAACCAGCAATTCCACCAGCCGCTCCACCAGCTCCGTTGAACGCACTAAGCTCACCACTTTGCCCATCAACGCCACTCACATTCGTAGTTCCCCCAGAGGCTGTTCCGCCTGAAAAGCCTGAAGCCCCTCCACCTGTCATACTTACGCTTCCACCAGAAACAGTCCCGGTCACGGTCGAGTTGCTGCCGGGGTTTTGCACACCGCTTGTGGTTCTTCCTGCCCCACCTGTGCCAACAGCGTAACTCATTGTGTTGCCGCCTGTGACGGCAATTTGTCTTTGAGTGAAGCCGCCACCACCACCACCAGCCGATCCAACAACCAATGTTCTTTGACCGCTCGCCCCGCCGCCCCAGACGGAGATGAGAACCTGTGTTGCACCCGTAGGCACCGTTTCAGTGCCGGAACCAGAGTTGTATGTTCTGGTTACAGGGGTAAACCCGCTCCAGAACGAGTTGATAAAGGTAACAGCCATTACGTCCTCGACCCAATCATAGTGACCTTGAGACCAGCCGCGACGTTTCCTGCCGTGTTGTTTGACACGAAGATCGTGACTTCCTCGTCGGCAGTGAAGGTTGTCGGGTTTGCTGTGAGAACACGCGGTGTAACCGCAGTAACGGTAGTTGTTTCCGTGTTGTCAAAGGTCATTTGCGTGGTGAAGATAGTTGAACCACTCTTTCGCACGTCTACGGTGAACAGTGTTGCTCCCGATGCCTGTGCGGCATTCAGCGATGCCTTGATGTCCGTAAGCGTGAATGCATACGGCATCCTGAATCTCACCTTCGGCACGGACGTGCTGAGTGTGATGCCAGCCGTATTCTCGTCAGAACAAGCTACAACGATGGCTTCTGTCGGCTTGATGTTCTGAAGAGCCAGTTTCCGTGGACCACCTTCAGATGCGCTGTGGATGGCTACGAAGTCGTTCAAATAGCTTGAACTTGCAGCAGTGGTGAGGCCGTTGACATTCAACGCTAGGGTGGCGTTGCCATTTGCACCACCATCCGTCAGGGATATTCCCGTTCCTGCGGCAAGGACACGCTCGCTGGTGAGTGTGCCATCAAGGGCAAGTGTTAAGTAGGCTGCACCAGCCGGCGCACCTGTTGCGGACGAGTTGATTGTGACGTTGACGCGCTCGTTCGCAGAGTCATCCGCGATAGAGTATGTTACGCCGGATCCTGGGATCAGGTTGATTCCGCGCCGTGTGCCGACAGCAGCACCATTGTTCAGTACAGCAACGCGGGCGTTGTTTCCGATCGCTGCCGTCTGGTCGAAGTTCAGCGTTCCAGAGCCGGCCACAAGGGTCAGAGGTGCTGTGACTGACAGTTCTTCTGGGTCACCGGCTGCTGCCGTTGTACGCCCGATGAGACGCTGCGTGGTCATGTTCTGCAGCTTGGCGTAGGTCACCTGATCGTCGCCGATACCAGCCGTTGCGATGGTGCCGAAGCCGAGAGCCGTGCCAGACCTGCGAAGCACATGTCCGTCTGTAGCAGCCGCAATGTCTGCCACGTTTGCAGTGGCGTTTGTTGCGTTGCCAATGACAGACAGTGCCGCACCCTGCCGCAGCTTGGCATTGGAGATGCCGTTGGCAGCAACACCGAGCGTAGCCGCAAGACCAGCACCCGCATCCGTGAGCGAGAGGACGCCCGCTTCAGCAGCAAGGGTTCGCTCGTTCGTCAGTGTGGCATCGGTCGTGATGGTGACGTAGGTCGCCGTTGTCGGAGCGCCGGATCCAGATGGAGCCGCCCACGTACCGTCGCCACGCAGGTAAAGCGTGTTGTCGGTGGCCCCCGGTGCGGGAACAAGTCCCTTGGTTCCAGCGACGGTGCCGTTGGAACCCACCATATTATTGAGGAGGGCCGTTACTTGGGTAGCCGTCAGGTCTTCCGGTGAACCCGTGCCTGTGTTGCGTCCCTTGATCGTTCCCGCCGTCATCGTGGCAAGCTTGCCGTTCGTGATGCCGTTGGTTGCTACTGCGATTGTGATGTTGCCACCACCTACGCCAGCATCCGTAAGCGTCAGTGCCCCCGCTTCGACAGCCAGAACACGCTCGTCAGACAGGCCCGTGTCAGAGCCATAGGCGATGTACTTGCCGGCGATTGGTGCACCAGAGCCGCCACCGCCACCTGCTGCAGGTTGCCACGTACCGTCGCCACGCAGGAACAGAGACTGCTCACCGGCTGCAGCCGCAGGAACAAGTCCCTTCGTGCCTGCAGTAAATGCCGTGGCACCGACCATGTTGTTGAGCAGCGCAGTGACCTGTGCCGCACTCAGGTTCTCGATGTTGCCGCTACCAGCGGATGCGCGACCGCGAATGATACCGGAGCTTACCTGAGACAGCATAGCGTCAGTGACACTGCCGGGGCTGATACTGAGGGTGAGATCAGCAGCAAGAGATCCGCCGCCTGTCAGGGCACCCGTCGTGTTGATACTTCTCGTTGTTTGCACAAACGCAGCGGCCTGAATCCCGTCAAGGGTGTCGGCGTCAAGCAGAGAGCCTGGTCCGTCCGCCTGATGAATGATGCTTACAACCTGTGCCGGGGTAAGATCCTGCACGTTGCCAGTTCCAGCAGCAAAACGGCCCTTTATCGTGGCGGTATCAACCTGTGCCAACAGCGTGTTTGTGATGCCGTTTGTGGCTACAGCAATGGTGCGATCCTCTGTCAGGTCGCCGCCCCCTGTCAGGCCCGCCCCTGTCTGCACCTGACGGACAGCAGCCAGATACGCGGACCCCTGAAGGCCGTCCAGAGTGTCAGCATCAAGTCCAGAACCTGCACCATCTGCAATCTGCAGCATGGTGATCAACTGCCCCGCGGTGAGGTCTTCAGGAGAACCCACGCCGGGTGAAATGCGTCCCTTGATGGTGTTCTGCGGAATGTTGGCCAGCATGGTGTTGATAACACCGCCGCCGCTGATACCCAGCGTTCTGTCAACCGACAGTGAGCCGCCGCCCTCAAGGCCGGCACCAGCAATAACCTGCCGCGTATTCTGAACAATGGCAGATCCCTGAATGCCGTCTACCGTGTCAGCGTCAAGCAGAGAGCCGGGGCCATCTGCTGCAGTCAGAAGCGAGATTACCTGTGCAGCAGTCAGATCCTCTGGATCTCCGGTGCCTGTCGAAACACGCCCCTTGAGCGTGTTCTGCGCCATGTTGTTTAGCTGCGTGTTTGTGATGCCGTCGTTCGGCACAGCGATGGTTGCACTGCCGCCTGCCCCGCCGTCAGTAAGAGACAGGCCCGTGCCGACAGCAAGCACACGCTCGTTCGTCAGCGTGGCATCTGCCGTCATCACCACATACTGTGACGCGCGCGGAGCGGTGTTTGGATCGATTGTGCCACCAAGCTGCTCACCCTGATAGAGAGTGATGTTGCCGCTGGCATCGAAGCCCAGGTATCTGTTGGCGCGAGCCGTAGCACTGGGGATAGGACCAATGTCCGCCTCCCTGTCCGCTACTCGGAGAGCCTTCGCCTTGGCGTCTCGAGCGGTGTCGATTGCCTCTTGCGCAAGGTTGAACGACTGCACAGACATCGTTTCAAGGTTGTCTGCGTCGATCTGGTTGATCGAAGACCATTGTGTAAGACGCGCGTCCTCACTGGTCTCTCGTCGGATTTCAACAAGGGCACCAGCTACAGGAGCGGAATTGAGTGTAACGGTTGAAGAGGTGGGCCATGTAAACGGAACGGATACGCCGTTTACGTAGACCAGAACATCGCTCCTCTGCCGGTATGAGAACGGAACCGTGTACGGCCCCGCGCTCCCCGCAGACGTGTAGCGGGCGAAACTGTATGGCATGTCTGTTCCTGAATGAAGTGTGGGGGACTAAGCCCCCACGAGTTACTGTTGCTGCAGCAGCGTGGCTGCATTGGCGCGACCGGCTCTTGAGGCCCTGCGCTTTTCCTGATTGATAGCCGAGTAGACCTCGGGGAACTCCTTGTACATCTGCGCCCGCGCAGCGTTGCGGTATCTGCCTACAATTGCAGTAATCGCTTCTTGTGCGGGTGATTTGTACTCGTTGCCTGAAGCGTCTCGCTGAGGCCGGATGTTGCCGTACTTCTCCTGAAGTTTCGGCACAATCTCTTCCAGTCGCTTGAGGACGGTCTTGCCGCTGGAATCCTTGAGGGTTCCAGTTAGCTCAAGCCAGCGATCATACGCTGACTGCCCCTTGTCGTTTGTGAAGTCACGCAGATCAAGGTTGCCGATCTTGCTTGCCGGCTTCTGGATGCTGGCTTGCATCTCAAACAACTGCTCCCTTACTGGGGAGTCTGGTGGCAGAGCCGCGGCCATTGGTGATAGCCAATTGGGGGTTTCAAGCCCAAGAAACCAACCATCACCCTTCATCACCGGAATGCCGAGTGCGTCACGCTTTGGAGGAAGCGATGCATCTCCAAAGACGGGTATACGGCGCAGGATCTCGTCCATCATCGTTCGGGTCTCCCGCACGTAATCATCTGGACTTAGCTGCGAAGCGAAGTTCGGGACAAGGGTGCCAACCTGCTGACCAACGGTCTTGAAGAACAGGTTTTCCTGCCTGTCCGCATCTCCCGAAAGACCGTCGCCAATGAGGTTCATAAAGTCAGACAGGCCAGTCAGGTAGCTCTTGTCCCTGATGTTACCAGCGATGGCGATCGCCATAGCCGGAAACGCATCGAGGATGTTGAAATCCTCTGACGAAGAGGCAGACACAATGTCAGCCGCAATGCCGACAGGGAGCGCATATGGGTCCATTCGGTTGAACTGGATCCACCGATCAGAGATCGTGTCATAGAACGAGTATGCCTTGCGGCCAGACTCCTCGAACCTCTTTCTGGCTTCAGGCTCCATTGGGGCTGCGCCAACTGCGTTTCCAGACAGCGCATAGACCAGTGCCGAAGCACTGACTGCTACCCCGAAGGACATCTTGCCTACGGCCTCTGCTCGCCTCTGAATATCGTCTCCGAAGAAATCCTTTCGGAACCTCGATGACAGGAACTGCAGACCTGGCGTCAACTGGAACCCTTCAGAAAGAAGGTTGGCCGGCGTCCTGATGAACGGGAAGATCAGCTTGATTGCAGGGTGCTTGTTCGCGAACCTCTGGAAGTCCTGACCGATCGGGCCAAGATCCTGAGTGAACGTGCTTTCGCGGGCATACTGGATGCCCTCCATGTCAACAAACTGCCCGTCCGGTGAGAACGAGTCGTCCACGAACTTCTTGACGAAGTCATCAACGTCTGCAGCTTTCAGGGTTCCGTCCTCAACCTTCTGCATTGCCAGCCGAGTACCCTTTGAGTGGATAAACGACCGATATGCAATCTGCTTGAAGAGTTCGTCCTGCGCTGTCAGCATCCTCATCGGGAAGCCAGAGAAGCCGTCCATGTACGCGGCTGTTTTCTGAAATGCATCTCCCTTGCCTTCAGCTAGAACGCTGAATGCGCGGTTGTTGACCTCGCTCGTTTTGTTGCCCATGTCGAGGATCGACTTGTCCTCGATGAAGGCGCGCTTTGACATGCGCCACGAGTCACCAACAGAGGACATCATGCCCGAGTACAGGTGAAGGCTGTCCTTGAGGGTGGTCTTGTCCCCGAGGACAATGGATCCAAGCACGCGAAGTCCCGGCTTTGTAGCTGCCCACAATCCAGTACCAAGCAGGTTCGTCACCATAGTCCGTGGACCATACAGCAGCGCGCCTGTGCGCCACTGCACCAGAGCATCCATCCAGCTTGAGGATTTGACAATACGCCTCGCAGCCTCTGCAGCCTGATCGGGGGACAGACGGGATATAAGCTCAACGGCTCCATCCTCATCGCCCTCAAGCCGCTTGATGAGTGACGCGATCTGCTCTGCGTGAGTGGTCTCCTCGGCCAGCATATTGCCAGACCAGGTGGTGGTAGCCGTGCGGTGCCTGACCATTGTGGTATCTGGCAACGCGGTCACCAACTGCGCCATGCGCTTCCGCAACTGCTCCCGGAGAGCCGAGGTGTCCTTGCCCGCGGCCTTGTTGCTGACAATCTGCTTGGAGATATCGTGGATGTCCCTGCCGAGTGTCTTGATCATGTTACGTGCTGCAACAAGGATTGCCGGCGCTTCATCTACGTTACTTGCGAGAGCAGCGATCGACTCCATCACCTTGGCTGGGGACTTGCCCATAATCCGAGCAGTGTCGCGGATAGCCGCCTCAGTGGTCTTGTGATCCACCTTGACGCCAGCCTGACGCAGCGCGTCTGCAGCCTGACCTATGATGACAGACACGTCATCAGAGGTGTTCATGCGGAAGGGGTTGAAGGTACGCCCAAAGGCCTCCAAAGCTGCCTCTGGATCCCCCTTGCCTACAGCAGATGCGAAGCTGTTCAGTGCCTGCTCCGTGCCGGGTCTAGCACCCCTCCTGACGGTGGTGCTGACAGTCGGGGTAACTAGGCCCCGCCCATCTGTACCAGCCGCCGGCTCAGTGGTCTTTGCACCCTGAGATTTCTCGGCCTTTGCACCCTGAGGTTTCTCGGCTGCACGCTCGCGCGCAAGGCGGGCCTTGGCCTTTTCAAGCTCGCCACCAAACACGTACTTGAAGCGGACCTTTTCAGCCTGTACCTGATCGACACCGCCCTGCTTAACAACACCGGGGAGGGTGTCAGGGGTTTCAGGTGGCTTTGGGTATCCACCAATGTTGGACTTGATCTGCTCAAGCTCGTTCCTGAGTACGGTCTGCCGAAGGGATATACCCTCTCGCCGCCACCCCAGTTGTTCTGCCGCTTCCTTTGAAGCCTGTGCGGCTTGAGCCGCCTTGTCGCTGGCTTCCTTAGCTGCAGCCTGTGCCTTCTCTGCTTCCACTTTCGCAAGTGCTGCAGCCTTATCGGCCTTGGCCTTGGCAATGGCCTTTTCCTTCTCGGCCTTGGCGGCTGCAACGGCACGGTCTTTCTGTGCCTTTGCGACAGCGGCAGCAGCCTCCCTTTCCTTCGCAACCTTGGCAGCAGCGGCAGCTTTCTCTTCGCGTGCCTTTGCAGCAGCAGCTTGCTTCTCGGTAAGGGGCTTTGCGGGTTCACTTGGTGCTGACGCCTTGACAGCACTGGCAGCAGCTTCTGCCTCCTTAGCGGCCTTGACGGCTTCCTTCTCGGCTTTGTTGGCGGCTTCAATAGCCTCCCTCTCAGCCTTGTTAGCAGCCTCAACCTGAGCCTTCTCGGCATCCAGCTTGGCCTTCTCAGCCTCTGCCTTAGCGGCCTTCTCAGCCTTTGCAGCAGCCTCTGCAGCGGCCTTCTCTGATGCCTGTTTTGCAGCAGCCTCGTCGGCCTCAAGCTTCTTGACGCCCGACGCCACATCGTCCAGTTCAGCCGTGATTGCGGCTTCTTTGGCCTGTAGCTTCAGTAGAGGATCTCGCCACTGAGTCAGTTCCGCGTTCTTGCTGAGGTCAATGTCCCGCAGCACCACGCTGATTTCAGCATCTAGAGGCTGCGTTCTGGGTGCACCCTGAAACTCTGCTTCCAACGGCGCACTCTCGATGCGCCTCTGGTAGAACGGGTCACCCTGTTTAACAGTGAGGTCTGGCTGACGGTAGAGGTTCTGCTGCCACGCCATCTTGTCAGGGTCAAAGTATGCCTGACCGCTATCCCTGGCAAAGGCATCAGCTTCTTCTGTGGCGGCATCCATAGCGGCCTGTGCGGCGGCTGTGTCGCCCTTCTGAGCGGCAACGCGGGCATCCCGCATTGACTTGACCACGCCCCACAGCTTTCCACCAAGGTATGCCGTTCCACCAACCGCTTCACCGACTAAGGTTCCCTCAACGAGGTTTCTGAACCGCTGTTCCCAGACGTTGTCGTATTCATTTCCGTCCTTGGCCAGCCACGTAATGAAGTCGCTGTCGCTGATGCCGGGGATCTGAGCGTCCTTGAGAAGGTCTGCGATACCCTCTGCGAAAGGATCCTGACCGAAGGCATCTGCGAGTCCGCCAGCCGTACCCCAGCGAACCGCGTTGCTTGCCACACCAAACCCCTTCAGGAGCTTGCTGTACCCGGCAAACGACGCCACAAAGGCGAAGATGTCAGACATAGCCTTCTCGCCTGGACCGGCGTTGGGAATGCTGTCGGCCCACTGCTGAATGGCTTCTGCGCCGCGGCCCTGCTCGAACCCAAGTGCATCAGAGATGCCCGTAGAGTCGGCAATGTCCTGAACGGATCGGGTAAGCTCGAGAAAGGCTGTCTCTATTCCTCGGCGTGCTACAGCGTTCGGTGAGAACCCGAGTACAGACCGCTCAATCTGATCGCCCCACGGATCCGATGGTGCAGCGGCGGCGTTCATCCTCGTGTAATCGTCAAGCTGCTTGAGCTTCTGCTCCGCAGTATTCTTTATCTGCCTCTCCTCACGAGAGGCTGTGTAGTAGTCTACACCCCGGCTTAGGACTTCGTCCTCCTGCGGGGTAAGCGACGGCGGTGGTGCTGGAAGCTGTTCAACATCCGTATTGCTGCCCGCGGACAGCATAGCGTCGATTTGCCCCCAATCATCCTGCTCGTTCGTAGGGCTTACCGCGGCTCCCTCGGGAACTGTCTGGTCTGCCATTCAATTCTCCTATTGCTTATTCGGTCTCTGGTTTGCTGCCGGGTAGAACCTGGCCTGACCCCGCCTCAGAAATTCTTTGAGGGCGCTCACCTCGTTTGAGGTGTCGATACCTATCGAGGACATCATGCTGATGAGTTTTCGGCGCTCAATGCCCTGCTGGTTTGCGCGCATCTGACTTATGGCACTGATAAACTGTGCCGCCGGCATAAGCGGCTTTGCCCGCAGAAGAACGTCAACCTGTTCTCTCGGCTTGCCGGCTACGGCCCTGATCTCTGATATGGTTGCAACATTGAGCGACAGCGTGCTGGTCTTTGCATCCGCTGCTGCCTGTGGCTTGCTTGCGCCCATTGGAACGCCGTTCACATCCACCCCCGCTTCAGGGACTACCGAGAACGGATCAAAGGTCTCTTTCTTCAGCTCGTTGAACTTCTTGCGGACTTCCTGCTCGAAGGCCTCTGGCTTCACGTTCATTTTCGTGACCTGCCTGACAGAGTCCACCATGAGCTTGGTTGATAGATCCTTTGGCATTCTCTTCGTACCAGTGTCCGTCGCAATCGTGCTGTTCATGGCCAGCATCTCCAGAGACGGGTACTTGGCGAAGAGGGTCTCACCGCCGTCCTGAAAGGTCTTCCAAACCTCGTGGAACTCTTTTAGGTCTCCGGTGTCGGCGAATGGCGTGATCCTTTTCAGAACCTCGTTCTTGTCGCCGATCCGTGGGTTGGTCATGATGTCGAAGACCACATCCCGCATGGCATCAGCAGATCGCCCTGTCCTCTCGTTTCTGAGAACAGAGTTGATGGCACTGGCCTGACTTAATGCCTGGGCTGCATCACCGCCGCTGTCTTTCGCCAGTTTGGCGATCTTGAAGGCATCGACAGGGGCACGGTTAGTGACGATGTCCTCGATGGTCTGGTCTACGACATTGCGGGTTGCCTTGTTGCGGTCATCCGCTTCCTGCTGCTGGCGAAGGTTGTCAAGCTGTACCGATCGGCTGAGTGCCCGCGTTCGGGCCTTGTCGAGTTCTGCAGCAGCGCGCGTGTTCTTCATGACATTCAGAACCTGCCCTGTGTTTGCATCCCTGCGCGTGTAGCCCTCTACAATATCGACGGCATTGGCATCGCCGCTCTCTTCTGCGTAGTCAGATACTGCACGCAGCAGCAGGGGGCCGACCTGCTTTCGCAACCCGATAAAGTCTTGCCGGTTGTAGATCTCGTCAAACCTTGCGTAGAGTTCCTCTTTCTTGATCCCCGGCTTTCCCAGCAGGTTGTAGAACTCGTTGTAGATCTGCGTGCCGAGGTTCTCGGTTGCCGTTTGCCTCGCCTCGGCAATGTGCTGGCGCAGCATGTTGTCTTCTTCGGATACCGAGTAAGCATCGAACCCGGTCATCTCGACAGGGTCGATCTCTCCCTGAGACTGCAGAAACTCCTGCCGCCACTTTGGAAGCTCGTTTACAAGCGCCTGTCCGTCGATGTCATCTGAACCAGATCCTGCCCAGTTCATCTTCTTATCAGCTATAAAGGCCTGATAGGACTGACCCAGTACGCGACCCTTCTGCTGCTTGTAGCCGTACACGACCCACGGGGATGCCATCGGCTCTCCACCCTTCTCGACGTACTGCTTGAATGATTTAGCGTCATCGAGCATCGCCATGCGCTTGCCCTCTTCAACGAGGGCGGCATTCTCCTGCTCTATAACCTTGTCGGCGTAGTCGCCGAGTTGCCTGTTGATGCCCTTCAGCGACTGAGCCAGGTCCAGCAGCGCGTTATCGCGTGGCCCGAAAGCAATGGCACCCTGTACCGAAGTTGACGGTGCCGATACTGAGGTCACACCTTGAAGGTCATCAACCTGTTTGCGGGGTGCCATGTCTACCTTTATTTCTTAGGTGGTTGAGGGAAGAACCTGTCGTATGCCCCGAAGATGTCCCCGCCGATACTCAGGGCGGTTCCAAGGGCGTTGGGACGCGGGTTCTGAATGATTGTGTTGTCTCGGCGAATGGCAGCGGCCCGGTTCTGGAACTCGAGGGATCGGTTCGTGTTCTCAAGGGTCTGCTTTTCCCTTGAGTAGATCGTTCCTTCCTGCATCCCGATTGACTGCAGCAAGCGGTTCACGCTGTTGCCGTATGCGCCGGATTCGCCAGCGGATGTTGTGGCGGTCGCATTAGCACGCAGGGCCGCTCTGTTGTTGTCCAGAAGCTTCTGTGCCGTTGTGGCTGACTCTTCGTAGCTGCGAGCGATCGCTGCTTCTCGGTCAAGCTGGTAGGCTCGGTTAGCGGACTGAGCCGCTGCCTTAGCTTGCTGCTGCTGCCCAGAATACGCGGCTACACCTGTTCCTATGGACAGCGCAGTAGATACTGCGAACATTGTTACTGGGTCACACACGGTTGTATTTCCAGAATGGATAGAAGGTTACGCCGCCATGCACTTCAGGCGACTGTTTTTCAATGGTGAAGCCGAGGTGGTTCAACCACCTGTGCGCTACACGGTTGTTTGCTGACACCCTGTTCTCAAGATACGAATACTCCGCAGACATCAGGTCGAAGTACTGCCGGCATCGCGAAGCAAACGGTCTTGCGATCTTGTGGAACTGGTTGGACGCGAGCATCCACGGGCAACCCCACGTTATCATGTCCGTAACGCCAAACACCGCGTACACGGTGTCGGTGGGGTCGCTGATTGCGTAAACCTGCTGTCTTGCAAAGAACGGCAGAAGCAGGGATTCGAGCGGCTCTCGCCCGAATGCCCTGCACTCTTCCGCGTCGTGCGGCCTGATGTTTTCCGCCAAGGCTCGTGCATCAGCAAGTGTCGCTGGACGCACGAAGGCGTCAGTCATCAGACACTCCTGTCAATGTTTGTGTACTCAATGATCGCCCTCGCCTTGGTCACCTGAAGGGGGTAAGGCGAGTCTGATTCCAGAGTGAACTCCAGGTTCTCGTTCTTCGTGTACAAAGGCACTCGGAACTCGAAGTCCTGAAGCGGTATCGTCCTGATGCTGTTTCCCACAGACACGCCGATCTCGTAGATCCTGTCTGACTGCTTTGCCCGTGACACAATCGCCTTGAGATAGCCCGTGTCCTTCAGGTACAGCGTGATTGACTTGCACGCTGTACGGCCATCCTCAACGGCCTGACCCTCGCCATCTCGCCAGTAAAGGCGTGAGAACTGATAGCGGAAGGAGTAAGCTGTCCCGAGGAAACAGGCAGCTTCTGTGTGGTTGCCCGGTGCGCGCACCTGAGTGGTGCTGGATCTGTACACGCCGTTCACGTCAATGCCAGACAGGCTTGAAAATGACGGGCCGCGGATAACAACGAACGGCACGGTGGTCGCCCACTGCACCGGAAGGGTCCACGTTGTCCAGTTGTTGACGGCATCGTATACGCCGGTCAGCAGCATCTTGTTGTCGAGGTGGATGTGGTACTTCTGAGACGAGGAGATGAAGTCCCCCTGGTTCTCGAGGTCTATCCTGCCAAGCCGGTAGTCCGTGCTGCTGCCTACCGTCCTTACGACGTATAGCCAGTTGTCAACGACGAACATGTCCCGGATGTCTATGACAGGATCCACGAACTCCCAGTAGGACCACGATGCCTGTACCCGCTTGTTGTCCTTTATCAGCCACCTGTAGATGTATATCCTGCGTGGCTGGAGATCGGACAGGATGTAAAGGCTGGACGTTCCCTGATGGTAGACAACCTCCCGGATGTTGTTTGGAAGGTAGTCTGGAACATGCTCCGTCACGTCAATCGCCAGATCCTGACCAGGGTTCTTGTCTGCATCCGGGATCATCTCCCACATGCGAGACCACTCCTTGTTCCTCTGTGGGAAGAACAGCGTGGTCTTTGCAACCGCGGTGTTGGCCGGCCCTATGTACCCCTCATACTCCGACTTCGCCTTGAAGGCAGCGGTCTTGGGCGTGAGCAGGTCATCGTTGGCGATGTTGTCGAAGAACTGTGCCCTGTCAGACAGAAGCACCAGCCGCTCAGACACCGGAACAGCACGCTTGAGCGGCGTTACCTTCGTGTGTGACGTGGCCACATCAATCGGGTCACTGTCGAGGAGGTCTGTGACTGTGGTAGCGAAGAAGTTGAAGAACTCGCCAGCCTCGCTCATCACGACGTTTTCGTCTGCAACGAAGCCCAGCCTGTTCCTGAAGAAGAACACGTCAGTGATCGGGTTGCCGACGAATGACGGTATAGGGGCGCTCTTCTCATCACCTACGTTTCTGGTTCCCCAATCAAGCTGCTTGAATGTCAACGATGTCCCGGAGGGATCTATGACAATCGCATGAGGCATCGTTGCCTTGTTGATTGTGGTTAGAAGATCGTGTGCGTTGCTCTCTTCCCAAACACCACTCTCCTGATCCGACTTGCTGCTGTATCGAACCCAGTAGTCATCGAACTGGTTGTTGCTGTTACCGATGACGTTGATCTTCATGCCATCAACGCCACGGGCTGGAAGGGACGAGAACTCCTGAATGCGCTCCTTGATCACCACGATGTTGGAGTTGCTCTGGTTCGTCCTGAGTGTGAAGTCAAGGCCACCGAGACGCTCGATGTACACGACGTTGCTGCCGATGTCCCTGACGATCCAGTTGACCCTTTCAAACACAGGAAACGAGTTCAGGATCTGAGAAACAGCCCCAGACACAACAGCCCTAGCCTCTCCATACTCATTGGAAGGAACAGAGGCCCTGAGAACACCGTTGATGAATACCTCGTGCCACTGGCCGGCCCTGATGTCCTTGAAGAAGATCATAGCCGAGTAGTTCGGCCTTCCTGTCGAAATCGCTGACATGGCCGGGACTACCTGCGTGTTCACGACAAAGGTGTAGTCGGCGACTGTCAGAAACCGGAAAGCCTCATTCGAGGATCCTGTGAAGTTAAGGTACGAGACGGAGGCCTCGTTGGTTATCGGCACTTCAGCCCCTGTGTTCAGGTTCCACGCCCGGATAGCGCCGCTGCTCACCCCGAGGATAAAGCGGCGGTTCGGGTCTCTGTCGATTACGTGAAAGGATGCGCTTGCAGCCGGCCCCGCAAGAGCGGCGATGTGTTCAAGACCAGGTCGCTTGCGCAGCCCCTGTACAATGTCTGAAACGGCGTTGACCTGCTGCTCGGCTTGAGACGATAGGCGGATGTTGTCCGGTTGTCTGGATACCCCATTCAACAGGTTCTGAAGGTCGATCTGCTGAAGCATCAGAAGGTTCCGTAGCCGTTGTAGCGGCGAAGGATGTTGTAGGTCGTGTAGCTGCCGTTGAGGACGTTTGCATCCTCAGCCTCGCTATCGAGAGCCTCGAAGGCGCGCTCTGCGTCTTCCTCTGCCTTGGCCGAGAACCTGTAGATAGTCTCGCTACCCTGAACGTCCGCCTGAAACTGACGGGCTGCGCGCATCGTTACGTACAGGCGTGCTGCGAGGGGAAGCTCTTCGAAGGGAAGCACGATGTGCATGTCTGCCGCTACAGACTTTGAAATCTTGTAGGTGTGGTTCACGCGATCGTACAGGCGGTTTCCGCGCTGTACGTAGTTGTTCTCTTCGTACTTGGAGACATCCAGCCAAAGCACATTGGCAGGAACAAGGATCTCGCCGTTCTCGTTAGGCAGCAATTCATACTCAACCTCGCGATTGAACTGCCTTCCGCGAGACAGCACCTCAAGGAGTACCTGATTGAGTTTCTGCTGCGCCATCTCCACTTCGGAGATGGATGTATCAATGCTGGCAACAGGTGCCTCTCCGATACAGGAGAGCATGATGTTGATTGCATCCAGCTCGGAAGTGATGATGGGGGTAGTCATTTCTTTTCTCCATGAAGAAGGGGGAGCGGATTGCTCCACTCCCCCAGCTTAGGCTTAGGCCGTGCGGATAAACACGGAGGCTTCAGGGCGAAGCGTGCCGTGGCCGGCAGCGTACTTCGCGACGAGGATCGTGCCCTGACGATTGATGTCGTAGGCAGATTCCATCGCCAGATCCATCAGCTTCACGGTTCCTACCGCAGAACGGTGGGCACAGATGGCCACAGCGTTAGCGGCGTTCACAACCTGACGAGCGGTCGTGCCACCAGCATCAACACCGGTACCGGTGATGTTGGTAGTGGGAAGGTGCGGTGTCTTGACGAGCGTAAAGCCAGCCACTTGCGCAACCACGCCCTCGGCAAGGTTGCCGTTGCCGCGATCGTTGAAGTACGAGTGGATCGCATTCGATGCGTTAGCCAGGAGGTAGTACTGGGCAGGACGCAGGAAGCAGTAACGGTCTTCAGCCGGGACGTAGGCGTTGTCCATCGCCGTCGCTGCGTTGAACAGCGCAGTGATGAGGTCCGCCGCGACCGTGTTGGCGTTTGCGCTCGTAAGCACCGTACCGCCGGGGTAACCAGCATCAGCGACGTTGGCGGTCGCCAGAGCGGCCTGAACAAACGTCTGAAGGACGTGGCGGTCCCACTGAAGGGCCAGGGCTTCGCCCATGCTCTTCGAGTACACGCTGCGTACATCATAGTGGTTCATGGCCTCGTCGATGTTGGCGATGAAGTGCTGGGCGAGGAGAAGCCCGTTGATGGAGATTTCTCGCTCGTTGGCATTGACATTCGTGCCCGTCAGAACCGCGCCGGGAGTGTGATAGCTCGCGGAGCTTCGGCCAAGGACGGGGAACTGGGCAGAGCGTCCGCTATCAATGGTGCGGACGAAGTGCTTGTCGAGGGTAACGCTGTAACGCTCGAAGGACTGAAGGACTTCACCAGAGAAGACCTTCAGGAACAACGCGGTATCTGAACCAGCCGCGTTGATTTGACCCAAACGGGTCGGGGTTGCTGCAGTCATTGCAGTACTCCTGTGTGTTGGAAAGTTTGATTAAGCTCTCTCCAACACTCGGTTCACGCGCAAGATTGTCCGCGCTCATCAGCATCCTCGGATGCGGAGCGTAGGGTCATGGTGTTTGCGAGTGTGGTGGTAGGCTTGGTTAGGCGAGATCCCTGATGATCAGGGTTATCGTTCTTGCAGCAGTCTGGTTGACGGGTGTAGCACTGGTGCCAGACCTCAATCGGATCTGCTGTAAAGAATCTGAAAGTGACGTGTCGAGCATGATGAGCCGGTTGGCTACTGCCGCCGTACTCCACTCGTTCGACGTACCGTTGGTGGCCGTATCATAGATGTCTTGGAAGTTTATTCCGTCAACAGACCCTTGATACGTGATGTTTGCGGCATCCCATGCTGCTGGCATGGCAAGCCCGACAATAACTGCTCCTGCGCCAACAGGAACAGCGTTCGATACGGATCCTGCTGCAGGAATTGTCAGCGTCTGATACCGGACTGCGTTGAGGTAAGTTGTCATCGTGTTACCCTATAGCTTCGAGCGCCGGATCTTTTCCTCAACGGTCTTTCTGAACGCTGGGTCTTTCCGGTACTCGGGATTGGACATGTCGCGGGTTACCTGACGCCAACTCGTGTATGCGTCTTCGGTGGCTGTCTGCCGGCCTGTAACCAAAGACGGTTCTGAACCCTTGGCTGACATGAAATCAGACTTCAATGCTTTCACCGCGGTAACGGCGCGGTGGTAGTCCCCGCTGTTGACGGCTTCGTTGTAAGCTGTGATTTCATCCTGTGTCATGGCCTCCTTGGCCCAAGCAGTCATCTGAGCGTACTGCTCCTTGCCGCCAACGGTCGATACGATGTTCTCGGCAAACTGACGAACCTGCAACTCAATGCCAGAGATGTAGTTGTCCACCATCTCCTTACGAATACCGATCTTGCTGAGGGCCTCGTAATCGCTGTCCTCAAGCTGACCGGTTTCGTAGTACTTGTTCTGCAGACTCTCGAAGTTGAGGCCGGCGGATTCTGCCGCTTCCTTGGCAGGTTCGTTGTTCTGCTCGGGCGTCTTTGCCTTTGGTTCTTCAGGCTGCTTACCTCCCTGCTTCTTCTCGAGTTCGCCGTAAGATTTTGCGAGCGACTCATAGTTCGCTTCGCCCTTGGTGTTGTCCCAGAACTTCTCGGGGAGCCACTGCGGCTTTGCCTTCGCAGCGGTTTCGGGCTGTGCCACCGGAGCGTCTGGTCCGGTAGGTGCAGAGGAGATCGTTACGCTGTCAACCATCAGTTGTGCCTGATGAAGCTGCCATCAGGCAGACGATAGGTGACACCCTTTTCAGCCCGCTCCCAATGACCGGGATACTCCGGGGCGCTCTTGAACTCTGCCGCCACCTCGGG